GCCCGCGTGGCCGCCTACAACGAAGGTCGCCGGCGCATGGCGCTGGAGATCATCGAGATGCTGAACGCCGACCCCGCCCAGCTCGACCGGCTGGCGCTGACCGGCGACACCGAGAACCTGTTCAACCCGCCGAAAGAGGAATAAGGCGCATGAGCGATAACTTTATCAGCAAAAAAGCGCGAGATTGGGGGCAGACAAACATCCCCCAACCCGCACTCACCAGCTATACAAAACGCGAAAAGGAACTTTTTCGTGCTTTGTTGGAGCAAGTGCAGCCGTGTGGTGGCTGCATCATGATCAACCGTGCAACCCTGCGCACAAGCGGCAGCAAGATGCAGGAATGGTATTACAATGGCTGGGTCATGGGCGCCGGAAGCCGTGATGAACGGGGAACCGGCAATACCCCGGAAACCTCCTGGTGGTGGCTGACGGGAGCCGGTGAAGCGGTAGCCCGAAAGGCCATTGAAGGAGCACGCGCATGAGCGAAACCACACCCGCGGCCCCGCCGGCCGCTGCCCCCCTGCTGACCGGCGGCGGCGCACCGCCCGAGGCAACCCCGCCGGCCGGAGGCGCGCCGCCCGCCGGCACGTCCGACCCCCGCGACTGGCTGCCGGAGGAATTCCGCGCCGATCCGGTGTTCAAGGACATCAAGGACCCCGGCGCGCTGGCCAAGAGCTACGCCAACGCGGCGCGCATGATCGGGCTGGACAAGGGCCAGGTGCTGCGCCTGCCGGCCGACGAGGCCGCGCCGGAATGGGCGGAGATCTATGGCCGCCTCGGCCGGCCCGAGAAGCCGGAGGGCTACCAGTTCGGCGCGCTGCCGGAGGGGCTGCTGCCGGAGGTGGAGCCGGCGGCGCGCGAGGCCTTCCACAAGCTGGGCCTGTCCGCCCGCCAGGCGGCGGGCGTGATGGAGCTGTACGGCGGCCAGGTGACGGCGGCGCAGGAGGCGCGGGCGACCCGCGCGGCCGAGATCGAGGCCGCCGTGGTGCGCGACCTGAAGGCCGAATACGGCGATGCGTTCGACGACCGCATCCATGCCGCCAACCGCGCCATCGCCGAGCTGGGCGGCAAGGAGCTGGGCGAGCTGCTGGCCACCACGGTGATGCCGGACGGCACGCTGCTGGGCAACCACCCGCTGCTGGTGAAGGCCTGGGCCGAGATCGGCAAGCGCATCGCCGAGCCGGCCGATTTGCGCGGCGGCACCGGCACCGGCAACGGCAACCGCACCCTGACGCCGGCCGAGGCGCAGGAGGAAATCGCCCGCCTGCGCGCCGACAAGGAGTTCTATCGCGAGTTCTCCAACCTCGCCCACCCGAACCGGCCGCAGCACCTGGAAAAGTGGAACCGGCTGCACGCCATGGCCTATCCCAGCGCGGCATAACACCCTTGCATCGAAACCGGCCGGTGTGGCATCACTGTCGCACCAGCCGGGAGCCGGGGAACGCGCAAGCGTCCGGCCGGCCCGGCCAGAGACGGCCCCGCTGAAATGGGGGCAAGGCGCGGGTCCGGCTGACCTGCGGCGGTGACGGGCCGAAATCGGTGGGGAGCGGCAGCCTGCGGGCCCGTCCACCTGACCGCCCCCACCGGCCAGCACGAAATTGCCGGGGAGCTTAGCCGATTGTGCAAACGCGCGATCGGGAGTTTCCCCGCATGTCGTTCGAGATCACCACCGGCTTCGTCCAGCAGTATTCCAGCAACATGCTGATGCTGGCCCAGCAGCGCATGAGCCGCTTCGAGCGTGCCGTGACCATCGTGCCCATCACCGGCAAGCGCGGCAGCGTGGACCAGGTGGGCCAGAGCGAGACCGTGACCAAGACGGAGCGGCACGGCCGCACCCCCTACACCCCGCTGCCGCACCGCCGCCGCTGGATTTCGCTGGACACCGAGCAGTGGGCCGATCTGATCGACGATCCCGACAAGGTGCGCATGCTGGTGGACCCCACCAGCACCTATGCCATGGCCGGCATTGCCGCCATGAACCGCGCCAAGGACCGCAAGATCGTCAACGCCTTCTTTGCCACCGCCACCACCGGCGAGGACGGCACCAGCACCGTGGCCTTCCCGGCCGCCAACCAGGTGGCGGTGAACAGCTGGGCCTACGGCTCCGGCAGCGGCAACGCGGGCCTGACCATCTCCAAGCTGATCGAGGCGCGCGCGCTGCTGTTCGGCTACGAGGCGGTGGACGAGATGGACGACCAGAACCTGGCCGATGCCTCCATCGCGGTCACCAAGAAGCAGTGGGGCGAGCTGCTGAGCACCACGGAGGCCACCAGCCGCGATTTCGCCGGCGAGCTGCAGGCGCTGAAGGAAGGCAAGCTCAAGCGCTTCATGGGCTTCGAGTTCATCCGCTACGAGGGCCTGCCGCTGAACGGCTCCAACCAGTTCCGCCTGCCCGTGTGGCAGAAGCAGGGCATGGCGCTGGGCAAGGGCGGCACGCCCAAGGGCCGCATCACGGAGCGCGAGGATCTTTCCTACACCACGCAGGTGTTCTGGGAAGACAACTTCGGCGCCGCCCGGCTGGAGGAAAACCGCGTGGTGGAAATCATCTGCGCCTGATCGGCGCCTGACCCCGGGGAGCCCGCCGCCGGCGGGTTCCCCGCTTCCCTTTCCGCCGGTGCCGCCCATCCGCGCCAGGCCAGACACAGGAGCTCCCCATGTCCCTTGTGGACCGGAAGTCGACCAGCCTCACGAACCGCGATGCCTCGCCGCGCATGAACAATCCCGCCCACCTGCAGGGCGGCACCCGCATGCAGGCGCGCGGCACGTTCGAGATCGCCAACCCCCAGAACATCGGCAGTGTGTTCCGCTTCTGCCAGGTGCCGACCAACGCCACCATCAACTCGATCCGGCTGTTCTGCGATGCGATCACTTCGGCCGCGGCCGATGTGGGCCTGTATCGCTCCACCGAGAACGGCGGCGCGGTGGTGGATGTCGATGCCTATGCCAGCGCCCAGACGATCGCCACCGCCAACGTGGTGGGCATCGAAGTGGCGTTCGAGGCGCGCAACATCGACAAGATCGAGAACCTGGTGTGGCAGGATGCCGGCCTGACCGCCGACCCCGGCGGCGTGCTGGACATCGCCGCCACGCTGACCGCGGCCAGCACCGCGGCCGGCACGCTGTCGTTCCTGGTGGACTACACGGTGCCCTGACGCCACGGGGGAATGTTCCTCCTTCCCCCGTGTCTGCCGCCCGCGCGATGGCCTTGGGACGCGCGGGCGGCGCTTCCTTCAGAGGTGGCGAGCACGCCGGCAGGGGCGCAGCCCCGCAAGGCGCCCGCCGGAGGCAACACTGAATGCCCAGCCTGACGGAAATTGCCAATCTGGCCCTGTCCCTGGTGGGCGACGAGCGCATCGTCAGCCTGGACACGGACACCAGCAAGGAGGCCAGGCTGTGCGCGGAGTTCCTGCCGCAGGTGCGCGACGAGGCGCTGGCGCTGCATCCGTGGAATTTCGCCAAGCGCCGCGCCAGCCTGCCCGCCAGCCCCACCGCGCCGGCCTTCGAATGGACCGGGCAGTTCCAGGTGCCGGCCGACTGCCTGCGCATCCTGGCCGTGGCCAGCGCCGACCCGCACGAGCCCTGGGAACGCGAGGGCAACCTGATCCTGTGCAACATGGCCGCGCCCTTGCAGGTGCAGTACATCCAGCGCCATGCGGATACCGGCCACTGGGCGCCGCTGTTCGCGCGCCTGGTGGCCGCGATGCTGGCGGAACGGTTGTGCATCCCGCTGTCCGCCAGCGCGCAGCAGCGCGCGCAGATCGCCGCCGAGCTGGTGGAGGCGCGCCGCCTCGCCCGCCAGACCGATGCCGCCGAGGGCACGCCCAAGCCCCAGTATGCGCCGGCTGACATTCTCGTGAACGCGCGGTTCTGATGGCACGCCGGCAGCCAAGCGCGAGGCGCAAGTAATGGCGGTGACGATCATTCAGCCGAGCTTCGCGGCCGGCATGCTCAGCCGGCGCATGCGCGGGCGCATCGACCTGCAGCAATATGCCGCGGGCGCGGAGGACCTGACCAACATGGTGGTGCTGCCGCAGGGTGGCGCCACAAAGCGTTCCGGCACCTACCACGTCACCACCGCGAAAGCCGGCCGCGTGCGGCTGGTGCCCTTCGTGGTCTCGTCCGTGGTGGCCTATGTGCTGGAGTTCGGCGACCTCTATTTCCGCGTCTATCGCAACCGCGGCCAGGTGCAGGCCAGCGGCGTGCCGCAGGAAGTGGCCACCCCCTACGGGCTCGCGCATTTGCGGGAGCTGAAGTTCGCGCAATCGGCCGATGTCGCCTACGTGTTCCACGGCAGCTACCAGACCCGCAAGATCACCCGCAGCGCCGCGGGCGTGTTCAGCATCGCCCCGGTGGCGTTCGAGAACGGCCCCTTCGGGCCGGAGAACACCGGCGACGTGGGCGCCGCCGCCCCCAGCGCCACCAGTTCCGGCACCGAGACCGGCACGGCGGCGGAGGAGGCCACCGGCAGCGGCGTGGGCGACGGCCGCGATCCCGGCTTCGGCGGTGAAGGCGCCTCATGACCGACACCAGCATCACCTTGGCGTCCAGCGTGGCGCATGGCTCCGGCGCCGCCACCGTCACGGCCAGCGCCGCGCTGTTCACCGCCAGCGACGTGGGCCGGCTGATCGGCATCCTGCACCGCTGCGACACGGTGCGCGCCGCCGCCACCGCCTACACCGCCGGGCGCATCCTCATCTCGGAATACAACCAGGTGCCGCGCCTGTATCGCGTGACCCGCGCCGGCACCACCGCGGCCGCCAGCCTGGCCGGCACCACGCCGGATTACGACCTGGCCGCGCCGAACGAGATCAACCCCACCGTGCTGGACGGCTCGGCCGTGCTGAAATACCTCGGCCCCGGCCGGCATGTATGGGGGTGGTGCACCATCACCGGCTTCACCAGCAGCACGGTGGTGAACGTGACGATCCACCCGCGCGGCCCGTTCGCGGCCACCTATGGCAGCCTGCGCTGGCGCATGGGCGAGTGGAACGACGCGCGCGGCTGGCCAATCGCCGGCACCTTCTACAAGAACCGGCTGTGGATGTTCGGCAGCGCGGCCCGCCCGCAGACCGCATGGGCCAGCGAGGCCGGCGACTTCGAGAGCTTCGCCCCCACCGAGCCGGACGGCACCGTGCTGGACACCAACGCCATCAGCTACGCGCTGGACGACGACCAGGTGAACACCGCGCGCTGGCTGCTGCCCTCGCCGCGCGGGCTGGCGGCCGGCACCGCCAGCGGCGAATTCCTGATCACGCCGCTGAACCGCAACGGCGCGCTGGCCCCGGGCAACATCAGCGCCGACCGGCAGGGCGACCGCGGCAGCGATGCCGGCTGCATGCCGCAGCGCGTTTCCGGCCTGATCCTGTTTCCGCAGCGCGGCGGGCGGAAGCTGCGCCAGCTGGAATACGATTTCGGCATCGACCGCTTCACCACGCAGGACCTGTCGGCCCTGGCCGACCACATCACCGGCGGCGGCTTCATCGAGACGGCCTATGCCGACCTGCCGCACGGCACGTTCTACGGCCTGCGGCCCGACGGCAGGATCGCCGCGCTGACCTTCGATGCCGACCAGAAGATGCGCGCCTGGACCCTGCTGGAGATCGCCGACGGGCTGGTGGAAAGCATCGCAGCCGTGCCCGATCCGGCCGGCACCAGCAGCGACCTGTACGTGTCGGTGGCGCGGACCTTCGGCGGCACCACCACCCGCACGGTGGAATGGATGCGCGACCCGTTCGACGGCGAGGCCGAGCCCCCGGCCGATGCCTTCATGGTGGATGCCGGCCTGACGCTCGACAGCGCCGTGACCGTCAACACCGTGGCCGGGCTGGACCACCTGGAAGGGCAGACGGTGGCGATCGTGGCCGATGGCAGCGTGCGCGACAGCCAGGTGGTGACGGCCGGCAGCGTGCCGATCACCGGCACGGCGGCGCGCAAGGTGCATGTGGGCCTGGCCTACCGCGCCCGCGTGCTGACGCTGGAGCCGGAGGTGCCGGTGCAGGGCGCGGCCACCAGCCAGGGCAGCAAGAAGCGCGTGGTGGGCGCCACGCTGCGCCTGCTGCACAGCGGCGGCGGCAGCGTGGCCGGGCCTGGCATGCCGCATGAAAGCCTCGCCTACCGGCTGCAGGTGCATGCCATGGGGCAGGCGGTGCCGCTGTTCAGCGGCGACTACGACGTGACGCCGCGCAGCCGCTGGGGCAGCGGCCAGCTGGAGATCCTGCACGACGAGCCGCTGCCCTTCACGATCCTGGCCGTAATTCAGGAGGTGGAGGCGCAATGATCGTGCGCCCCTTCGAGCCCCTGGACCTGGAGCGCATGCGCACCCGCGCGCCGATCGCCGCCCCGATGCGCCAGGCCGCCGCCAGCCTGCCGGACGCCGGCCCGTGCTGGACCGCGCTGCACGACGGCCAGGTGCTGGCCTGTGCCGGGCTGGTGATCCACTGGCCCGGCCGCGCCGGCACCTGGTGCCTGATCGGCGCCGACCTGCCCGCGCGCGCCTGGCCATGGCTGACCGCGCGCGTGCGCCGCCAACTGGCCGAAGCCCAGCGCGAGCTGCGGCTGCACCGCATCGAGGCCGAGGCGCTGACCGGCTGGGAACCGGGTGCGCGCTGGCTGGCGCTGCTGGGCTTCCGGCCGGAGGGGCCCATGCCGGGCTACGGCCACGACGGCGCCGACTACGACCGCTGGGCCAAGGTGAACCAGCGCATGGGAGCACAGGCCGGTGGCTGAAACCCTGATCCTTGCCGCGCCCTACCTGGCCGCGGCCAGCGCCGGCATCAGCACCATCAACGCCGTGATGGGCGGCCAGCAGCAGGCCGCCGCGCTGGAGCAGCAGGCGGAAGCCGATCGCCGCAACGCCCAGCAGACGCGCATCAACGCCGCGGTGCAGCTGAACCAGGCCGAAGCCGAGGCCGCGCGCACGGAGGCCGGCACGCGCCGCCGGGTGGCCAGCGCGTTCAACCTGGCTGGCAGCAGCGGCGGCGATCCGACCTACGGCAGCCCGCTGGACCTGATGGGCGACATGGCGGCGGAAGGCGCGCTGGATGCCGCCATCCAGCGCTGGAAAGGCCGCAGCGCGGCGCAGGGTGCGCTGGCCCAGGCGGGCGGGCTGGAGGCTCAGGCCGGCTTCAACGACAGCGCCGCCGATGCCGCCAGCACCGCCGGGCTGATCCGCGGCGGCACCACGCTGCTGGGCGGGCTGGCGCAATACGGCACCACGCAGCTGCGGATGCGGGCGCCCGGCGGCGTGGGCGCCGGCTGGGGGATGGCATGACGCCGGCAGCGCGCGCGCGAGGCGCAAGGACATGAGCTACACCAGCCGCGAAGGCTACAACGCCCCCGTGGCCCCGCTGACCGCCCGCGGGCCGGATCCGCGCGCGGCCAGCCTCGTGTCCGACACGCTGGCGCAAAACCTGGCCCAGGTGTCCGGCCAGTTCATGAACCTCTGGGCCGCGGCCGACCAGGCGCGCGCGGTGAACGATGCCGCCGGCCGCGTGGCTGCGCTGTCCATGGACATCGCCGACATGCAGCGCGGCTTCGATGCCGACCCCGACCCGGCCAGCGTGCCGCAGCGTTTCCGCGAGAAAGCCGCCGAGTTCCGCGCCGCCGCGATCGAGGGGCTGGACCCCGCCGTGGCCGGGCTGGTGGCGCGCTCGCTGGACACCCAGCTGATCCCCACCGCCTACCGCCAGGTGAGCAGCGCGGCCAGCCAGCGCCACATCGGCAATTTGCGCGGCCAGTTCGCCGACACGCTGGGCACCCAGGCGCAGCAGATCGCCGCCGCCCGCGACGAGCCGCAGCTGCTGCAGCACGTGCAGGCGATCAAGGCCGGCATCGCCGGCAACGTCGCCGCCGGGCTCTACACCCAGGCCGATGCCACGCCGTTGTTCAGCCGCGCCATCGCCCAGGCCGTGACGCTGCGCGCCGCCGCGGACCCGCAGGGCGCGCAGGCGCTGCTGGAGCGCTACAAGGGCGAGATGGACGCCGGCACGGTGGCGCAGCTGACCACCAGCCTGCGCGCCCCGCTGGAGCGCAGCCGCGCCCAGGGCGCCGCCACCGCCACCATGGGCGCGCGCGGCACCGCCGGCGACATCTACCAGGCCATCCTGATGCAGGAGAGCGGCGGGCGCGACGGCCAAGTGTCGGTGGATGGCGCGCGCGGCCGCATGCAGATCATGCCCGGCACCTGGGCGCAGTATGCCCGCCCCGGCGAGAACATCGACAACCCGGCCGACAACGAAGCCGTCGGCCGGCGCATCATCGACGACCTGGCCGCCCGCGCCGGCGGCGATCCCGCCCGCATCGCCGTGGGCTACTTCTCCGGCCCCGGCAACATTGCCCCGCCCGGCAGCCCGACGCCCTGGAAAGAGGACCGCCGCGACGGCAACGGCATGAGCGTGTCGCGCTACGTGGCGCAGGTGCTGAACCGCCTGACCCCGGCCGGTGCCGAACGCAGCGAGGCGCAGAAGGGCGCGCTGCTGGCCGACGTGCAGCAGCGCCTGGCCGACGAGCCGCTGCACGTGCAGCTGCAGGGCCAGTCCCTGGTGGCGCAGATGCTGAACAACGAGCAGGCCGGCAGCGAGCAGGCCCGCGCCGTGCTGGGCCGCCAGCTGGCCGATCTCTCCGCCAGCTACGGCCAGGGCAACACCGGCGCCACCATCCCGGAAGGCCAGATCCGCGCGCTGCTGCCGCCCGATGCCGCCCAGCGCGCGATCGACACGCTGACGCTGGAACGCAGCGCCGGCGATGCCTACCGCGCCGTGCAGTTCGCCAGCCCGGCCGACGAGGTGGCGTTGCGCGCGCAGCTGGCCGGCGACGCCGCCGACCCGCGCCTGGCCGGGGAGCGCCAGCAGGTGCTGGCCCGGTTCGACCAGGCGGTGGCCGCCAAGCGCCGCGCGCTGGCCGACGATCCCGCCCAGGTGGCGCTGCAATCGCCCGAGGTGCAGGCGCTGATCCAGCGCGACGCGCCCATGCCGGAAATCGCCACGGCCAGCCTGGCCGCCCAAACGCGCATGGGTGTGCCGGCCTGGCGCCAGCGCATCCTGAACGACGGCCAGGTGCAGCAACTCGCCGCCACCCTGCGCACCACCGGGCCCGAGAAGCAGGACATGGCCGGCACGCTGGCCGCGCTCGCCGAGCGCTTCGGCCCCGAGCTGTGGAACCGCGCCTATGGCGAGCTGGTGCAGCACGGCAAGATCGGCTGGGAATGGCAGGCGATCGCCGCCATGACCGCCCCGGCGCAGGCCGAGGGCCGCGCCCTGTTGCAGCGCGCCCTGGTGTTCCAGGCCGAAAAGGGCGGGCCGGAAGCCATGAAGAAGCTGGTGCCGCCCGACGTGCTGAAGGGGTTCGACGGCGAGGTGGACGGCGCGCTGCAGCCGCTGCGCGAGGCCACCCGCTACCACCCCGGCGGCGACGGCCTGTTCGCCACCATGCGCCAGGCCGTGAACACGCTGGCGCTGTATCACGCATGGCGCGGCATGAAGGCGCCGGAGGCCGCCGAGCGCGCCTATCAGGACGTGATCGGCGCGCGCTGGGACACCGCCGGCGACGACGGCACCGGCTGGTTCGGCCGCACGCCCACCATGCTGGTGCCGAAGGGCCGCGCCGGCGAGATCGAGACGGCGCTGGACCGCGTGCGCAGCGGCCTGCAACTGACCGACGTTGCCGCCCTGCCGGACCCTACCCGCCCCGCCGCCACGCCCAACGAACGCCGCCCGGCCACGCTGGACGCAGCGCGCCGCGGGTTCTGGATCAACAACGCCGATGCCTCCGGCGCCGTGCTGGTGGCCCGCACGCCCGGCGGCAGCATCGTGAACCTGACCCGGCCCGGCGGCGCGCCGATCGAAGTGCTGTTCAACCGCCTGCCCCCGCGCGACGATCCTGCGGCCACCGCAGAGGAACAGCCCGATCCCGCCGGCGCCCGCGGCCCGCGGCTGAGGCAGGACCGATGAGCGGCACGGGCCTCTGGCTGGGCAGCCCCGCCGCCGCGCAGGCGGTGCAGGCGCGCGGGCTTGACAGCATCGAGGCCAGCACCGGCGAGGTGCTGGCCGCCACCGCCGGCAGCGCATGGGCCGGCAGCATCGGCCCGCGCCTGTGGGACTGGTTCAGCCGCGGCACCGCCGAGCCCGGCCGCACGCTGGCGGCAGAAGAAGCCAACGCCACCTACGGCATCCCCGGCGTGCTCAGCTTCGACCGGCCGGTGACGGAGGGCGTGGCCAGCGCGCTGCGCGAGGCGCGCGAGGCGGAGCAGCGGCGCCAGGCGATCATCGCCCGCCGGCCCGACACGCTGGCCACCTCCGGCGCCGCGCGCCTGGCGCTTACCTTCGGCACCGCCATCCTGGACCCGGTGAACCTCGGCGCCGCGCTGATCCCCTTCGTGCGCGAGGCGCGGTTGATGCAGCTGATGGGCACCACCAGCATCACCGCCGGCCGCGCCGCCGCCGGCGCCGTCAGCGGTGCGGCCGGCATGGCCATCCTGGAGCCGGCCGAATATGCCCTCAGCCGCGCCGAGTTCAACGACCGCAGCATGACCGACACGCTGGGCGCCATCGCCTTCGGCGGCGTGCTGGGCGGCGGGCTGCACACGCTGGGCGGCGCCGCGGCCGATGCCATACGGGGCCGCCGCACGCCGATCGAGGCCGCCATGGGCAACATGCCGGCGCCGATCCGCGAGGGCATGCTGCGCGGCGCCGTCGCCGCCGTGGCCGAGGGCCGGCCGGTGGACGTGGCGCCGCTGGTGAACCTGCCTGGCGCCACCAGCTACCGCGAGGTGGCGCGCGAGGCGCAGGCCGGCGCCTATGCCGCCTTCACCCCCGGCGGCCTGCGCGTGGAAGCGCGGCCGGAGGTGGTGGACCTGTCCGCCCTGATCCCCAGCCACATGGCCGACGGCACCGTGAACCCCGCCTACCCGCACGCGGAGGGGCTGCAGCCGCGCGACCGTTCCACCGCAGGAAGCCAGGACCAGATCGGTGCCATTGCCGCGAACCTTCAGCCGGAACGTCTGGCCCCAAGCCCGGAAGCCGGTGCTGGCGCGCCCCTCGTGGACGCGCGCGGGGTGGTGGAAAGCGGCAACGGCCGCATCGCGGCGCTGCAGCGCGTGTATGACACCGCCGAGCTTGGCCACCGTGCCCAGGCCTATCGCGCGTTCCTGGAAGCGCAGGGCTACGACCTGACCGGCATCGAGCGCCCGGTGCTGGTGGGCCGGCGCGTGTCCGACTTCACACCCGAGCAGGCCGCTGCCTTCGCGCGCGGTGCCAACGAGCGGCCGAACCTGGCCATGGGCGCCGCCGAGCAGGCCCGCGCCGATGCCGACCGCGCCGGCCGCGCCATCGACCAGCTGATGCCCGGCCAGCTCACCAGCAGCCAGAACCGGGACTTCACGCGCAGCTTCCTGGCCATGCTGCCGGCGGAGGAGCGCGGCAACCTGCTGGCCGATGGCCGCCTGTCCGCCGCGGGCGAGCAGCGCCTGCGCCAGGCGATCCTGGCCCACAGCTACGGCGATGCGCTCGGCCCGCTGCTGGACAAGCTGCTGAACGGCGAGGCCGACAACCTGAAGGGCATCGCCGGCGCCCTGGCCGACACCGCCGGCCCCTGGGGCCGCATGCGCGCCGCCGCCGCCCGCGGCGAAATCCCGCCGGACCTGGACATCACCGCCGCGCTGGGCGAGGCGGTGCAGCTGGTGGAGCGCGCGCGGCGCGAGGGCAAGAGCGTGGCCGAGCTGCTGGCCCAGGCCGATGCCTTCGCCGCCCCGCCCGGCCCGGCCACCATGGCGCTGCTGCGCCTGATGCACCGCGACGAGGCGATGAACCGCGCGCTGGGCCGCGAGCCGCTGGCCGAGCTGCTGGGCCGCTACGGCGACCAGGCGCTGCAGGTGCAGCCCGGCCCGGACCTGTTCGGCACCCCGCCCGCCGGCGCCGCCGACCTGCTGCGCGCCGCCATGCGCCACATCGACCCCGAGGCCGCCACCGCCCGCGTGCTGGACGACCTCGCCGCCGCCCCGCGCGCCGCGCCGGAGGACGTGCAGGCCAGCCGCGAGGTGGCGCGCATGGTGGAGGCGGCGCCCGCCCGCGCCGGCAGCGCAGCGCGAGGCGCCGCTGCCATCGACCCCGAGCTGGCGGCGCTCACCGCCGACGCCGACCGCATCGCCCAGCAGCTGGAGGCGCTGCCGCTGGCGCCGGACGAGCAGGCCACGCTGGCCCGCCTGCGCGACAACGTGGCCCTGGCCGACAGCGAAGCCCGCGCCACCGAACAGGCGGCGCTGTGTCTGGTGGGTGTGCGATGAGCGGCAGCAATTTCCAGGCCTGTCTTGCCGCCGCCAACACCGCCGCCGGCCGCGAGCTGTCCGAGGCCGAGCAGAACCGCATCTTCACGCGGGCACAAAACCGCACCCGCCACTACCAGGCGCAGGGCATGGACAGCCTGTCCGCCGCGCAGCGGGCCGGCGCCGAGCTGGGCGGCGAGATCCGCATGGCCGCGGCGATCGAGCGCAAGCAGGAGGCGATCAACCTGCTGGCCCGCCGCCGGCTGGACGCGCGCGTGATCGCCGGCCGCGAGTATGACAGCGTGCTGGCCAGCCTCACCGGCGTGCAGCGCGGCACCGATCGCGGCCTGGCCGACAGCGTCGACGCAAACTGGCAAGGCCTGCGGAACCAGCTTCTGGGCGGCCTCCAGCACGACCTGGAAGCCGCCGGCCTGCTGCGCGCCCTGCGCACCCGCGACGAGGCGTTCGAGCGCGACCTGGCCCGCGAGCTGTGGCGTGCGCGGGACCAGACGCTGCCCGCCACCGGCAACCGTCACGCGGCCGAGGCGGCCAGGATCATGGGCAAATACCAGGAGGCCCTGCGCCAGCAGCTGAACGATGCCGGCGCCTTCATCGGCAGGCAGGACCATTACATCACCCGCCAGAGCCACGACCTGTTCAAGATCCGTGGCGATGGCAGCGATGCCGCCTATGCCGCGTGGCGCGACACCATCCTGCCGCGCCTGGACCCGATCACCTTCCGGGATGCGCCCGACCCCGAGCAGTTCCTGCGCAACGTCTGGCTGAACCTGTCCAGCGGCGTGCACGGCACCAGCACCAGCGACACGCTGGCCGGCTTCTCCGGCCCCGCCAACCTCGCCAAGAAAGTCAGCCAGGAGCGCGTGCTGATCTTCAAGGATGCCGACGCCTGGTTCGACTACAACGTGCAGTTCGGCCGCGGCGCGGTGGCCGACAGCATCACCGCAAGCCTGGAAAAAGGCGCGCGGGACGTGACCCTGATGCGCCAGTTCGGCACCAACCCCCAGGCCATGCTGGACGGCTGGATCGATCGCCTGCGCACCGCCGCCCGCGACCGCGGCGACTTCAAGGCCACCGAGGCGCTGGCCAGCAGCTTCCCCCAGCGCGTGCTGGAAGTGCTGGACGGCCGCGCCGCCATCCCCGGCAGCGCCACGCTGGCCCAGGCCGGCGCCACCGTGCGCGCCCTGCAGCAGCTGGCAAAGCTGGGCGGCGTGGTGCTGTCCTCCCTGCCCGACCTCGCCGTGAACGCGGCGATGTTGAGGCACAACGGCATCCCGCTGTTCCACGCCTATGCCCGCGAGATGACGGCGCTGATCCCCAAGGGCCCCGAGACCCAGCAGGTGGCGCGCGCGCTGGGCGTGGGCATCGACACGCTGCTGGGCGACGTGGCCGCCCGGCTGGGCACCGACGAGGCGCTGTCCGGCCGCATCAGCCGGGCGACCAACGTCTTCTACAAGTTCAACGGCCTGGCCTACTGGAACGACGCCATGAAGCGCACCAGCGGCCTGATGCTGGCCAGCAACCTGGCCGACAGCGCCGCCCGTGCCTTTCCCGACCTGCCGCCCCGCCTGCAAGCCACGCTGCGCCGCTATTCCATCGAGGGCGCGGAGTGGGACGCCATCCGCGCCGCCCCGCAGCGCACGGCCGACGGCACCGCCTACCTGCTGCCCGAGGCCGTGGCCGATGCCGACAGCGCCCGCAAGCTCGCCGCCTACTACGCCGACCAGGTGCGCGAGGGCATGACAGAGACCACCGCCGGCGTGCGCGCCATGGCCTCGCTGGGCACCCAGGCCGGCACGCCGGCCGGCGAGCTGGTGCGCCTGCTGATGCAGTTCAAGACCTTCACCATCACCTACATGACCCGCAGCCTCGGCCGCGAGTTCCGGCGCGACGGCATCGACGCGGGCGGGCTGGCCCACCTGATCGCCGCCACCACGGCGCTGGGCTATCTCTCCATGACGCTGAAGGACCTAGCGAAGGGCCGCAACCCGCGCGAGCCCGACGACGCCGCCAGCTACGGCAAGCTGGTGGCCGCCGCCATGGTGCAGGGCGGCGGGCTCGGCATCTATGGCGACTTCCTGTTCGGCGAGGCCAACCGCGTGGGCGGCGGGTTCATCAGCACGCTGGCCGGCCCCACCGCCGGCAGCATCGAGGGCGTGCAGAAGCTGCTGAGCGCCGCGCGCGGCGAGGGCAACGCCGCCGCCGAGGCGATCCGGCTGGGCGTGGGCCACACCCCGTTCGTCAACCTGTTCTACGCCCGCGCCGGCCTAGACTACGCCGTGATCTACCGCCTGCAGGAATGGGCGAACCCCGGCTACCTGCGGCGGATGGAGCAGCGCGTGAAGCGCGACAACAACCAGACCTTTTGGCTGCGACCCACGGAGGCCGTCCGATGACTTTGCCCTCGCTCGATACCAGCATTGCCTATGCCGGCGATGGTGCCAGCACCGTCTTTCCGGTGCCCTTCGTGTTCTTCGGGCCGGATGAGCTCGCCGTGCACCAGACCAGCGCGGCCGGCGTGCTGACCACGCTGGCGCGCGGCACCGACTACACCGTGGCCGGGGGCGACGGCGCCAGCGGCAGCATCACCGCCCTGGCCGCCCCCGCCGTGGGCGTGACCTGGCGCATCCTGCGCGCCACCGTGCCTACCCAGCAGGTGCGCCTCAACAACGCCGACCCGCTGCCCGGCCCCACCGTGGAGCGCATCGTGGACCGCGGCACCGCCCTGGCCCAGGAAGCCCTGGCCGCCCAGCGCCGCACCCTGCGCGTGCCCGATGGCGAGGCCGACCAGCCCGTGCTGCCCGCGCGCGCCAGCCGGCGCAGCATGAACGTGATCACCGACGCCAACGGCGACATCACCGTGGGCCTGCCGGCCAGCGGCACCGCCACGGTTTCCGCCCCCATGGTCCCCGTGGTGGCCGCCGCCGCGCTGCGCACCGCCCGCCTGACCTTGGGCGGGCCGGCGCATGTGGACCTGGTGCGCGACCATGGCGCCGACAACACCGGCACCGCCGACTGCGCCGCCGCGCTGCAGGCCGCCATCAACAGCCTGACCAGCGGCGTGGTGTACCTGCGCCCCGGCACCTACAGGCTGAACAGCGACGTGACGCTGAAGCCGAACGTCACCGTGATCGGCGATGATCCGCTGATCACGACGCTGGTGGCCGGCGCCAACAACCTGCGGCTGCTGAAATACGTGGCCGCCGCGCCCGCCTTCCCGTTCACGATCCGCCGGCTGGGCTTCTCCGCCGGGGGCTATACCGGCGTGTATGCCGTGCACCTGGACGGCACCGACGTGGCCAAGCGGTGCAGCTTCGTTTCGCTGGAAGACCTCTACATCACTGGCGGGGCGCGCGGGATTAACCTGCGGTTCTGTGCCAGCACCATCCTGGACACCATCCGCTGCACCGCCGCGGCGATCGGGATCCACATCGACACCTGCACCGACACCGAAGTGAACGGCGGCTATGCCCAGAGCGGCAGCGACTACGGGATCTACATCACCGGCAGCGGCGGCACGGCCGACGAGGGCGTGCGGGTGACCGCCTTCAACACCAACGGCCAGGTGAAGGGCGGCGGCGTGTCCGGCCAGGATTGGGGCAGCTTCACCGGCTGCGCTTTCACTAACTGCAGCGGCGGGCCGCTGACCTTCATCAACGCCGCAAACTGGAAGGTGGCCACCTGCGACCTTTCCACCGGCGTCGGCAGCCCGGCCACGCCCGGCGTGCAGGCCGATGCCAATTGCCGCGCCTTGCAGCTGGTGGGCAACCGCGCCCCCACCAACACGTACGGGATCGACCTGCAGGGCGAAAAGCACGTCGTGATGGGCAACCACCTGGCCGGCAACAGCAACAACGACATCAGGCTGCGCTGCACCCGCAGCGTGGTGCAGGGCAATCTGTGCGACAGCACCGGCGTGGCCGTGTCGATCCTGGAAAGCGGCACCGCCGACTTCAATGTGATTGCCGGCAACGTCACCAACGGCACCGTCACCGTGATCGGCGCCGGCAGCGCCAGCAACGGCAACAACGTGGTGTACTGACGATGGAAGGTTTCATCACCGCCGAGCTGTTCTGGATGGTCGGAGCCGCGCTGTTCACCGGCGGGCTGGCGCTGGCCGGCGTGCTGTATCGCCGGCAGGACCGGCTCGAAGGCCGCCTGGTTTTGCTGGACGACAAGGTGCAGACCGTCGCCCACCAGGCCGCCAGCCGCCACGACACCGGGCTGGGCGACGTGTGGCAGGCGCTGGAAGATCACAGAACCGAGAGCCGCCGCAACGCCGCCGAGGCCGAAAAGCACAGCCGCCAGTTCCGCGAAGCCACGCTCCGCCAGCTCGGCACCATCGAAGCCACCCTGGCCCGCCTGGAAGCCCGCCTGCCCCGCGCCCTGCCCCACCCCGGAGAGTAGCCATGCCGCCCGTCCCGCCGCCGCGCCAGAAGCCCCGCTGGGCCGAGTTCATCGAGGACCAGGCCCGCCAGACCAGCACCCGCAGCGGCCTGCTGTTTCTGGCCTTCGGCGGCGCCGGCGTGGCGCTGACCGAAGCCGAGATCACTACCATCATGTCGATCGCCGGCGCCGTGGCCGCCGTGTTCGCCTTCATTTTCCCCGACCGCGACAGCGCCGGCGGATAGCCGCGCCACCACACAGCAAGGCCCCGCCCTTGTTGGACGGGGCCTTGATGCTGCACAATTCCTGCCGCATTCGTAATCAGTAGGTCGTCAGTTCAATCCTGACCGTCGGCACCATCTTTTCAAAGGCTTAGCGGCGGTTTCGCCGGACTGTCCAACTGCTGTCCAACTGGTGTTGTCCAACTAGCTGAGAACAGATCGTCAACGGCCAGGGCGGCGCGGCGACGAGCGGCGACACCTGCGGCCCGTGTCACCGCATCGTAGCGGTTGTGGCAGCGCTGGCAGAGGGCCGCCAGATTGCTGGGCGCCACGTTCTCCGGCTGGTGATCTAGATGCGCCACCGTCAGAACCACACGGCTGCCTGTCACGGGATGCAGCTTGCCGTTGGCAGCGTTGCACCATTCGCAGCGCCAGCAGGCGCAAACGCGCACCCACAGGCTAATGATCGGCCACTCAGCCGGATAGCGCGCGCGGTTTTCGGCGCGGATTGGCACTAGGCCCCGCCTTCCTTCGCCAGCCGGGCCTTGAACGCGTGTTCGGCGGCTTCGGTGGTGCGGACGAGGTAGTGGCGATCGAGGATCGCTTGCACGCTTTGGGCGGTGTGGCCGGTGATGCTGCTGATCGCCAGGGCATCGAGGCCGGCGGCCTTGAGGGCGGTGACGGCCGTGTGGCGCAGTTCCATCCAGCGCAGGCTGGCGCAGCTGGGCATGGCGGGGAGGTTCAGAGCCGGATCGCCGGCGGCGGCCTTGGCGCGGATCTCGGCAAAGGTGTGAGTGAAGGTGTAGGGCTGCCAGGGGCGGCCGGTGCCTTCGTGCAGGAGCAGGTGGGTGAGGCTGGCCACGGTGGTGGTGCGGGCGCGATCGACCTCCAGCCTGGTCACCAGCTCCGGCACCAGGTGCACCGGCAGGCTGACCTTGCGACCGCGCTTCCGCTGCTTCAGCACGATGGCGCCGTGCTCCAGGGCCCAGGGCGCCAGGTGCAGGATGTCCGCCTGACGCTGGCCGCACCAGTAGTTCATCAGCATGGCGGTGCCCTGGCTGTGCCAGCCCATGGCGTCGGCCGTGGCCACCATGTGGTCCAGCTCCGCGCGGGGCCACAGCACCGGCTCGCGCTGGCGTGCCACGCTGATGCCGGCCCGGAGGGCAGGGTTTGTGGCGACGAAGCCCAGGCGCACGCCGGCACTGAACAGGGCCGACAGCACGCGCACGGCGGCGGCGGCGCGGGCGGGCGTGTGGATGGTGCGGCGGTGGCGGCCCTTGCCTTCGGTGCGGGTTTCCATGGCCGTGTGGAAGGCCTGGACCGCGCGCGGAGTGACGGCGCGCGACGGCATGTCGCCCGCCCAGGTGGCGATGGCATCGAGGTAGTGGCCGTAATCCTTGCGGGTGCGCTCGCCCTTGGGCCACCACTTGCTGGCCTTGTAGGCCTGGATCATGGCCAGCACGCTGCCGGCCGGGGCCTTCGCGGCCTTGCCGGTGGGCAGGCTGGCGCGCTTGGCATCCACTTCGGCGTTCAGTTCCTCGGCCAGCTTCATGGCGTCCGCCAAGGTGTTGGCCAGCAGGCGCTGGGGGCGCCAGCCATCGGCGCGCAGCTGGGCGCTGGGCTGCCAGTACCAGCGCGGGCCGTGGGCGCCGGGCTTCTCGACCAGATGGCGGATGGTGTGGCGCGACATGGCGGCTCCTATGCCTGGGGCGGTGGATCGTCACGCATCATGCGCTGATGCTCGGAAAGCCGGCGCTGAAGCCACGCGGCGACATCGGCCGGGACGGCATAGCGACCCATCGTCCAGTTGCCTGGCGTGCGCTCCGGGATGCCGAGCAGGCGGGCCAAATGCCGAGTGCTCCACCCGAGCGAGGCCAAGGTGGAGCGAAGGGCAGCGGAAGTCATCAATCGAGCAGCCCCCGCGCCACGTCGTAGGGCAGGCCGTGCCGCGCGCCAATGGCCGTCCGCATCTCGCGGCGCTCGCGGTTGCTCAGCGTGTGACGCTCGGGAGTGTTAAGCCATTCGGCTTTGGCGTCGGCACGCGCGCGCTCGCGCCAGATCAGCGGCTCGCCCTGCTGGCCGGCCCCGCCGTCACGAAGCAGGGCGCCGGACGGGCCGACAACGATGTAACCGGTGTCAATCTGGCGGACAGTGTAGCTCATCCTGGTCTCTCCTCGTTGGGGTGGGGTCTAGGCCAGGCGCGGAAAGCAGGTGTGGACGCGGCCGATGCAGGTCTGCGGCTTGCCGTCCGGGCCGGCGACATGGCGCGTCACATCGCTCATCCGGCCTTCACGCGCCCACTTTGCCGCCTGCGTTTTGGCAGCGCGCATGCTGGTGAACACCGCGTAATCCGTGTTGTTACTGGCGGTGTAAACGTAGTGGCTGGCGATCTTGCTCATCGTTGTGTCTCCCTCTCTGATAACGGCATAATGCCGCCATTCACGGGGCCTGTCAACGGCAAAATGCCGCTATTCAAAATCTTTTTTCTGAGACTACCCCGCCGCCATCGCCCGGGCGCGGCCCAGGAGAATAGCTTCGCACTCGGCCACGTCCTGTTCCAGCGCCGGGTTCGGCGGCGGGGTGGGGCGGCGCTCGATCCAGGCCAGCACCGCGGCGCGGCTGTAGCGACGGCCGCCGCTGCCGGGGATGGCGTGGGGGAACGCATGGTGCTGGCGCATGTGGCCGATGCGGTCCAGCAGGGTGGCCGGGGCCATGCCCAGCAGCTCGGCCACCTGGGCGCGGGTGATGACGGGGCGCTCAGCCATGCCCCAGCCCCGTCAGTTCCAGCTGGTGCGGGTTCTGGCCGTGCAGGCCGGCGATGTCGTGCAGGGCGCGCGTGCTGGTCATGGTGAGGACCTGCGCGGCTTCGGGATGGCCATCGGGGCCGATCCACCAGCCAAGCAGCAGGACAGGCAGGCCGCCCAGCGTGGTGTCGCGCACCACCTGCGGCGGCTGGCAGGCGCGGAACGGGCGGCGGTGCTGGCGGGCGCTCATGCCGCGTTCCCCCCGTGGCCGGTGTGCAGGCGCGGGCGCGCGGGGAAGGCAAGGACAATGCCGGCTTCGATGCCGGCCTGGCGGGCGCGGGCCATGGACAGGGCCTCGTTGGCCAGCTCGTCCGCCATTTCCTCGTAACCCGCCAGGATCGCGAGCTGGCGCTGCAGGTAAGCGACGTAGGCCAGGATGGTGGGGGCGCCGACCGGGCCGGAGCGGGCGGCCAGGGCGAGATCGGCCAGCACCAGGTGCGCCTTGCCGGCTTCGGTGCGGGAGCTGCTGCTCATCGTTCAGCCCTCCCCGGCGGCGGCGCGACGCGCCTGGAACAGCCAGCGGCCGATGGCGGCCAGCACGCACTCCGTGTCGCCGGCCGGGTGCGGCGAGGTGACGGGCAGTGCATCGGAGCTTTCGAGATGCGCCTGGCCTTCGGCGACCGTCAAGATCAGCTGAGGGACGATCGGAGCCGATTGGTTGCTGTGCATGGGTGTGCCCCCTATTTCGAAAGTTCGTTGATGGGTGCTGCGGAAATCAGTTCGCAGAGCTTGGCGGCCATGCTATTGTAGGCCTTGTGGCGAGCTGATCGGCGCGCGGCGGCGGCGGCGGCGGCGCCGGCGTAGGCGGCGGCGGCGGCGGCGGCGGCGGCGGCGGCGTCGGCGGCGGCGGCGGCGGCGGCGTCGGCGGCGGCGGCGTCGGCGGCGGCGGCGGCGGCGGCGGCGGCGGCGGCGGCGTAGGCGTAGGCGTAGGCGGCGGCGGCGGCGGCGGCGTAGGCGTAGGCGTAGGCGGCGGCGTCGTCGTAGGCGGCAGCGGCGGCGGCGGCGTAGGCGGCGGCGTAGGCGGCGTCGTAGGCGGCGGCGAGGCGCCTTGCCTCGCGCGGGGATAGGGTGGACCAGTTGGTTTCGAAGCCTTCGGCCACGGCCACGATGGCCGCGCGTTGCTGGGGGTGCTTGTCGCTGACCGCCGGCGCAGCGATTTCGCGCAAGAGCCAGGGCGCGAACTGGTGCCAGACGCCGGAGAGATCGGCGCCGGGCTGCACGGCCTGCGCGAAGCGCATGGGCCAGAGGCGGGCTTCGGCGGGTTCGAGGCCCTCGAAGATGCGGTCTTCCAGGCGGGCCAGAATGCGCGGGATGCCCAGATAGGTTTCATACAGGGCGTGATCGTCGTACGCGATGCGGGCGAGGCCGAGGCGCTGCTGGACGGAGTGCAGCGAGCACCCGACAGCGCCGCCCTTGCCGTTCTCCCAATATTGGCCCTGCACGATGCGGTCCTGCACCGCGTGTTCGGCCAGCTCGGCGATGAACGCGGGCTTGTCCAGCCCGGGAAAGCTGTAGGCGCGGAGCGCCGGAGCGGTGGTGGTGGTCATGGTAGCCTCCTGGGCATCGGAGCTTTCGAGATGCGCCTGGCCTTCGGCGACCGTCAAGATCAGCTGAGGGACGATCGGGGGCGATTGGTTGCTGTGCATGGGTGTGCCCGCTATTTCGAAAGTTCGTTGATGGGTGCTGCGGAAATCAGTTCGCAGAGCTTGGCGGCCATGCTATTGTAGGCCTTGTGGCGAGCTGATCGGCGCGCGGCGGCGGCGGCGTAGGCGGCGGCGGCGGCGGCGGCGGCGTCGGCGGCGGCGGCGGCGTAGGCGGCGTCGGCGGCGGCGGCGGCGGCGGCGTCGGCGGCGGCGGCGTCGGCGGCGTAGGCGTAGGCGGCGGCGGCGTAGGCGTAGGCGTAGGCGTAGGCGGCGGCGTAGGCGGCGGCGAGGCGCCTTGCCTCGCCCGGGGATAGGGTGGACCAGTTGGTTTCGAAGCCTTCGGCCACGGCCACGATGGCGGCGCGTTGCTGGGGGTGCTTGTCGCTGACCGCCGGCAACGCGATTTCGCGCAAGAGCCAAGGTGCGAACTGGTGCCAGACGCCGGAAAGATCGGCGCCGGGCTGCACGGCCTCCGCGAAGCGCATGGGCCAGAGGCGGGCTTCGGCGGGTTCCAGGCCCTCGAAGATGCGGTCTTCCAGACGGGCCAGAATGCGCGGGATGCCCAGATAGGTTTCATACAGCGCGTGATCGTCGTACGCGATGCGGGCAAGGCCAAGGCGCTGCTGGACGGAGTGCAGCGAGCAGCCGACAGCGCAGCCCTTGCCGTTCTCCCAGTATTGGCCCTGCACGATGCGGTCCTGCGCCGCGTGTTCGGCCAGCTCGGCGATGAACGCGGGCTTGTCCAGCCCGGGGAAGCTGTAGGCGCGGAGCGCCGGAGCGGTGGTGGTCATGGTAGCCTCCTGGGCATCGGAGCTTTCGAGATGCGCCTGGCCTTCGGCGACCGTCAGGATCAGCTGAGGGACGATCGGGGGCGATTGGTTGCTGTGCATGGGTGTGCCCGCTATTTCGAAAGTTCGTTGATGGGTGCTGCGGAAATCAGTTCGCAGAGCTTGGCGGCCATGCTATTGTAGGCCT